CAACGCTGTGGAAGCCCGCATCCCTGAGGACAGTCAGTGGAAGGGCAAGGTGACCCGCAAGTTAGTCAAGAGAAACACCATGACAACCCCTTACAATGTCACTAAGATGGGCATGGGGATGCAGATACAGGAGGAGATCCTAAGTACCAAGGAGAACAACATGCTCTCCAAGGATGACAAGCTGGCTTCGGTGGAACTGCGGGAGTATAACCATGAGGTAATCACAGGTCTACTGGGGAGAACTGCCCAGCTGATGCAGTGGTATAACGATGTGAGCCGCTGTTACATGCAGGAAGGACTGCGGATATCCTGGGTATTACCTGATGGTTTCCGGGTCCTGCAAGACATACAGGAAGCCAAGACAGCCAAGGTAATGCTTGAGAAGAAACAAGTGGTGATCAACTACCGTCGCCACACAGGGAAACAGAACCGCATGAGGAACATTCATGCGATGTCACCCAACGTGACTCATTCCATGGACGCAACTCACATGTCCATGGTTCTCCGTACCCTGGACCCTGAAGTTCCCATCGCCGCTATCCATGATAGTTTCGGGGTGCCTGCACCTCAAGTCAACCCTTTACGCAGGGCGATACTTGATTCATTCGTGGAATTATATTCCAAGTTCGATATCATTGAAGCAATCAAGGAGGACTACCGAAATAAAACTAATGGTAAAGAATTGCCACCGTCTCCTGACTTTGGCAATCTTGATGTTTCTTGTGTCCGCAGTTCTGAGTATGCTTTTGCCTGACCCAATATAACTAAGGAGCAACTAAAGATGGCTACTAATGACAACTACCTGAACGACAACAACCTCAGAATCACCCCCATCGTGGAATTCCTGTACCCCTACCTGGTCAAACAAGATACCAAGTTTGACCCCAAGTGGTGTCTTACCCTCAGGTTCGACCCCAAGAACAACCCAGCACATAAGGACTTCCTCAGTAAGCTGAGTGCTGCCAATAAGTCTACAGGTGAGGAACTCTTGAAGGGAATCACCAAAGGTAAGAACGCCTACAGAGTCAAGGATATCCTGAGAGCTGAGGAAGATGCTGATGGTAATCCAACGGGCATGTATCTTCTCAAGGTTAGCACCAAGACTAAACCTGTGCTCAAGGATGCCAGTGGAAATCCGGTGTCTGACCATGTAGGTTCCTCAGTAGGCAACGGAACCAAAGGTCGTGTCCGCTTGGCACTGAAGAAATCCACAGCTACCAACCAGAAAACTGTGGGCCTCACTGCGTACTTCGATAGGGTTCAGATCGTGGAACTTGTGGAATACTCAGGTGGCTCCGACAACGATGGCTTCGGTAAGGTGGACGGCGGGTTCACTGTGGCTCAGCCGGGGGATACCGTGGATGTAACCGGGGGTGACTTCTAATGGAAAACCAATCTCTTGAAAAGTTCTTCGTTGTGTCCTTCTCTGGGTCAGCCCTTATCCTAGCGATATCAGCTGAAGAAGCTCGGTGTAAACTTGTGGAGGATATGTATGCAAACGTACAAGTGACATCAGTGGAGGAAGCTGATGGGTATTAACTTGAGATATTCAACAGATATCCTTAAGTACTTTAGAGGTGCTATTGATGTCCCCTTATCAGCGTAAACCCTGGTGGGCCTCGGCACGTCCACGGAATGGCAAGCGGTCGTCCTTCGAGGCGACCCTTGTCTCCGACATGGAACGCCGTGGGTTGTCCTTTGAGTATGAACCCAAGGACAAACACATGACCTATATGCTGGATTACATTCCAGACTTTGTCCTTCCGAATGGTATCGTGGTGGAAGCCAAGGGCTTCTTTGATTCCACTGACCGCACCAAGATGATCCGAGTTAAACAGGCGAATCCTGAGGCTGACATACGGTTCATCTTCATGGCTAACAATAAGTTGAATCCCAGGAGTAAGTCCCGGTATGCCGACTGGTGTCTGAAGTATGGCTTCAAGTATCACATAGGGAAATCAATCCCGGAAAGCTGGTGGTTTGAATGACTGAAGAAATCCGAATGTCTGTCGTGGATATGCACAAGAGTTGTCCCGTTGCTACCAAGTTGGAGCAACTTCAGCAGCAACTGGATAGTAGTTCAGTTGAGATTCACAGACTCTGGTGTGAACATCGTGTACTTCTGAATAAACATGCAGCAGAACTCAAGCTTAAGGACGACCAGATCAACGGTCTCAAGAAGAAGAACGCTGAGTATGTCAAGGAACTCAAGGACCTCACTACGAAACTCACGACAGCAAGAGCACTCATCAATAGTGTCGAGGGATACCACAAGTTAGTCGATAGGATTAAACTGATAGTCCGGAAGGAGCTTCTCGGTGAGCGACCTTAAGTTATCCGATATCCCCAAGGAATTACACAACGTACCCGCCGTGAAGAAACTCATGGCTGACCTTAAGAAGAAACAAAAGGAAACCAAAGATGAACCAGAAACTAACTCTTGAAAACACTGCCGGACAGAAGCTGACCCTTGATATCGACTATAGTGAAACCACGGGCCTCAGTATCAAGTGGGCGTCTGCTGATGGCACTGGTGAGTTCGATGATCCCTATGGACTCGCAGCTACCGTAGATGCTTGGGTCGTGGGGTTCACCAAGATGGTCGAACAGAAGTATCCGAAGGCGAAGGTGAACTAAAGATGCCCACCTACAATTACCGCTGTACTAACCCAGACTGCTTGGGAGAACATGAGTTCTTCCACGGTATCCAGGAGTCCGGGCACCCTGAGTGTCCCACCTGTGGTGCTCCCATGAACAAACTCGTGGGTGCCCCACCCTTTAGGTTCAAGAACCCAAGGGGAACTATGGGTGTCATTAGTAACAAAGGAAGTCGAGGGATTGACCGTGAGGACATCAGCTTCTAAAGCATATTACAATGAGTTTAATCCACAGGCTGCTGCATGGTTACGAGAGTTAATAACTCGTGGAATGATTGCGCCTGGAGTTGTGGATGAAAGGAGTATAGTTGATGTTAAACCTGAAGACCTCCAAGGATTCACCCAATGTCATTTCTTTGCAGGCATCGGAGGGTGGTCTTATGCTCTCCGACTTGCTGGATGGTCAGATGCTACCCCAGTGTGGACAGGGAGCTGTCCCTGTCAACCTTTCAGTTCCGCAGGTAACCACCGTGGAACCGCTGACCCCCGCCACCTGTGGCCAGCGTGGTTCTCCCTCATCAAGGAGTGTAAACCTTCAGTTATCTTTGGAGAACAAGTTGAAACAGCTATTAAACACGGATGGCTCGATGGAGTGTCGAATGACTTGGAATCAGAGGGTTACGCCTTTGGGTCGGCAGTACTGCCAGCTTGTAGCGTCGGGGCGCCCCATATCCGAAAGCGACTATGGTTTGTGGCTGAGTCCGACAGCTACCGTAGTAACACGCCGGTCAGCGGAATCCATGGAACGCCGCAGACTTCAGCGACTAGCGACCGGACGGAGTTCCTTGTCACCGGGGAACATTGGAGAACTTATAACTCTCTACCTGGTACCGACCATAGACTCCGGAGATGTAAACCCGGAGTTGATCTGTTGGTTGATGGGGTACCCGGAACCCTGGAACTTCTGCGGGGCTACGGTAATGCAATCGTACCGCAAGTTGCTGCCGTCTTTATAAGGAGTAACCAATGATAGTCTACCATGTGACAACCCATAAGAAACTACAGAAGTATCTCAAGTCCGGGGGTATCACACCACCGGTGCGTGCTTGGGAAAACATAGCCCAAGCTGAGCGCATGAGTAAATCCACGGGTCGCAAGATAATCCTGAGATTGCACTTCCCGAATAACGCTGCGAAACTGGAGGGACACTTCGGTCAAGCTCGTGTATTACAGCAGTTCCTCCCACTGGATAGCATGTGACTGACCTGTGTCCCCACACAAACAGACAGTGTATCAACCGACATCTCTGTGAGTGGTGTCCGGTTCCTCAGAGTTTCGGGTGGTTCATGGATACCGATGCCCGTGGGAAGGTTGGGTGGCACCAGCGATGGATTACCCCGGCTGACCGTGCTGCTATCCTCGGATACTACGACCAGCAGATCCTTGCGCTCCAGCAGGAACGTGAGAAGGTTCTGCTGATACCACCAAAGGAGTAACCAAAGATGAGTAAACTCTATGCAACTGTGACCTCAGACGCTAGGAAGAACCCAGCTACCTGCAGGGGACATAAGGAAATATCCGTGCATGTCCGTGGTTGGGTGCATGGGATTCGTGTGGATGTATCCTTGGATGAACACGGAGAACCACAGTTTAAAGTGTGGCACACCGGAGGTTCCAAGAGTCCCTCCAACCGGGGTGAACCTCTTGTCAACATGACCACCAGTGACTGGAGTAATACTAATGAAAACCCACCTACCGTGTACTGAGTGTGGTTCCTCGGATGCCCTCACGGACTACGGGGATCATACCTATTGTTTTGCCTGTAGTTCCTACAAGTCCTCAGGTGGTGAAACTGAGGAAGTCAATGGTGAGCTTCTAGCGGGCCTACGTTTCATCGACTTGACTAGCCGAGGTATTTCCTCAGGAACCTGCCGTCGATTCAACTACGGGGTATCTGAGGGCCTGCAAGTGGCACAGTATTTCGACCCCAGTTACCGTGTGGTTTACCAGAAGACACGCTCCCCCGACAAAGACTTCAGGGTTCGTAAGTCCAGTGAAACTTCGGCGAAACTTGGACACCTGTTGTTCGGTCGTCAGGTCTGGGGTGACAACGGCGGTCAACGACTGGTGATAACCGAGGGTGAACTCGACTGCCTTAGCATCCATGAGGCCGTTGGTTCTCTGGGATACCACAGTGTCAGTGTGTCCTGTGGTGCCCAGGGTGCACTTGAGTGCATCAAGGCTAACTTAGATTGGATCGACAGGTACGCCGAAGTGTATCTGTCGTTCGACAATGATGAACCGGGGAGAACCGCAGCTACCGCTGTGTGTCAACACATGGCTAACCCCAAGTACATGCTAATGAATATTCCTGAGGAAATCAAGGATGCTAATGAACTCTGGCAGAAGCGAGGGAGAACGTCAGTCCTTGAGGCTCTCCAGACTGCCAAGGTATGGAAGCCCAGTGGTATCATTGGTGTAGAGGACTTCCACCGCATCCTTAGTGAGAAGCCTAAGCGTGGCCTCGATTGGCCTTGGGATAAACTTAATGAAACAACCTACGGCATACGACCGGGGTTAATACTAGTGGCCGCAGGTAGTGGCGTGGGTAAGACCACCTGGTTCAAACAGGTGGAAGCCCACTGCTATA